CGGCAGCTTCACAGTGCCAAGACCGAAAGCCTGCTTATGGTAGAACATAGCGGGCTGGTACAGGGTGCTTGCAGAACCGAGCAGGGTTACAACGTCACCACTTACCGGAGCCGAGGCAACAGTGTTGTACTGGCCGTTGGCTTCGTAGATGGCAGCGCCGGAGACAACCAGCGTACCGTCACCGCTTGCACCCAGAGTAACGTCAGCAGTTACTACACCGCTAAAGATTACAGTCGCGCCAGTAGCATCCAGGATCGGACGACGGGTAGACAGGTTCAGACGGTTGCGGGTTGCAATCGTGATGATCTCACCAGCTTTTACCGTAGCGTTAGCAGTGAAACCAGTAACAGCCAGAGACTGCTGCATGGTGTCTTTTGCTGCAACGTAGGTAACAGTCGGGCTTGCGGACAGAGTACCAGCGCGGTCAGTAGCAGTACCGGAAGTATAGCTTGCCAGAGTGCTTGCAGTCAGGGCGCGGAGACCACCGAAGTTGGCACTGATCTGAGCCTTTTCCCATGCCGTTTCTACCAGCTTGTTAGCCAGAAGAGCAGACTGAGCAGAAGCCAGAGTAGCAGCAACGAAGGGGTTAACAACGTAATACTTCTCACCATCCATCGGAACGCCCATGCTATCCATGAAGGCAGCAGCGCCAGCAACATCCGACCAAGCGTCGATTGCAGTGCCGGGGCTACCGTACTTCAAGTTGGCGTTCTTGACCATGTAGCTCGACCAGTCCAGTTCCAGATCGGTAACAAGACGGGTAGCCATCGGGGCAAGGATTTCATCAAGCTGATCCAACTGGAGAGCTTCTTCAATGTTCGTCCATTCGGTAGCTACGGTGAAGTAGTCCTGAACCACACCAGAAGCCTTACCAGCAATGATGTCGGACTTGGTGGAAGCCGAGATATCACCGCCACTGGTACGGATGCTGCGGTAGTCAGTAGGACGCTTGAAGTCAACAATCGAACCAGTCGAAGGGTTGAATTTGTTGGACAGAAGCTGGGTGTCAACCGTCTTCGTCAGGACTCGTGCCGATTCAAACTTGTCAAGAAAGATTCGGGCGACTTTTCGTGTAATGTTACTACTAAGATTATTGGGCATTGCCTAACTCCTATTCAAAAGTGGCACCAGACGGGCCTCTCGGCTTTGGGCTGACTCCCGAATTACGGGGTTGATTCAGCGGGTCTGGCGTTTTAGTTACCTTGGGTTTCATGGCAACGGCTTTGGATTTCAATTCAGTCGCAAGTCGAACAGCAGCCATTGTTACTGGCATTTGTACAAGCCTCTCAAGTTCCAGTTGGTTCTTTGCAAGGTACTTCGTGAGCAGTGGCCCGTGGTCATCAGCGAGAATCATCTCCACCAATGCCGGGTCAATCCCATACCCTGCGACTAAAGTTCCAGCCTCTTGTAGCTCTGCCGCCGCAACACCGAGTTTCTTAGCTCGATCCGCATAGGCCATGACTTCCGCTTGCTGTCGTTCCTGTTGCCGTTGTTGCTGCTCGAATTGCGCCTGCTGACGCTGCCATTGCAGTGCCTGTTGCTGCGCCTCCCAAGCCGCTGCTTCTCGGATGGCCTGATCCCTCTGCACCAGCTTCTGTCTGTACTCTACGTCTGAGAGTGCAAACGGGTCTGGCGATTCAGGAACTACCGGCCTTCCTTGCTGGGGAATTTTTGCCTCAAGTTCTTCAAGTCGTCTGCGGAGAGTTTCGGCTTCTCGTTCCTTTTCACGGAGCTTGAAAACCTTTTTCCCTACAGCATCGTTAAAGACTTTCTGCTGTTCCTCAGTAAACTCAACCTGTTTCTCGTGCGTTGAGTTCACACTATCCGTTGCTGATTCGGAATCAGGGTCAAGAGTTTCCTCCTGTTCTTCCTGATCTTCAGTTTCTAGCGGTTCATCTTGTTCGATTAAATAACCGCCATCGTCTGGTTGCAGCTCTTTGCTCATGATTGCCCCTGTAGGTAATTGCCACGAATAGGGTCGCGTACCCTTTAAAACGCCACGATAAGGTCGTGTGCCTGTTTACAGTCTGTCACATTGTGACAAAAATTGTCAATAAGTGACTATTCTTGCTCTTGCTGCGGCATTAGCTGACGTAGTGCAGATAGGCCAACAGCGCCACCCATAACGCCAGCCATCAGGTTGGCAGAATTGCGTTTGGCTGGGTCAAAGGCTGCGTTGACAGATCGAATGTCGGAAGGATTAAAAACGGCAATGCTTGTTGCGCGCCTGCCAGAACCTAACCCCATCACTCCCTCGTCCCTAATATTTTTAAACACCACAGCTTTTGCTTTATTCTTTTTGGCATTTTTCAAAATAGCGTTTACGGTTTGTTCGTCATATCGTGCGCCACCCATATCAAACACTTCAGTATTTTCGGGATTCAATCTAGCGCGAACAGGCATGATGTTGCCGCCCTCCGAGTAATATCGACCAACACCATCTCCTAAATCGGCACTATCCTTGACGTTGGCGCGATTTACAAAAGCCCCCGGTAAATATGTTTCCACAACGTCCGGGCTAGTATTAAGCCATACTGCTTTTTGCCCAGACCCTAAACTTGAGCTTTTGCCCATCATATTTTTCGAAAATTGGTCAATATCTGAGCTGGTTGCATGATATAAAGTTTTCGGATTAAACCCCATCTCGTCAGCCCTCTGCATCCTAGCAGCCTGAGACATATCTAGCCCGCCTTTAGCCGTCCGCATCGCAGCAGCCGCAGGAATACCGGGGAGCATCCCAGCCAAGGTCAGGCCATAGTTCCCCAGAGTACGTTCCTCAGGATAGTTGGCATACATTGCAGCGTCAGCACCCAGACCTGCCACATCACCGACAACAGGAACAGCGGACAGTGGGAGAGATACACCGCCCAGCACGTCAGCTACCTGTTGGCCCATCGGCTTCGGCTGCGGGCGTTGTGCAGCGTTCTGGATGGCCGTTTGTGCGCTCGCCATTCCACTAGGTGCTGGGCCGCCTTGCATTAACGCTCTGAGTGCTGACTGCGTTAGGGGTGCCGACTCCATTGATGTTCCTTGCTTGTAGCCACCATCTGCATATGCCTGCGCCGCACGTTCCGTTGGGAATTGAAGGAATTCATTATTAGCCATAGCATAGCGAAACGCTTCATCTTCACCCAGTTCCTGAAGTCTTCCAGACGAATCCTGAACGATGGTTGGATACGCCACATAGCGACCATCAGTTTCGGCAGAAGCCATCCTGTGTGTTGACACTGATCCATCAGGATTCCGTATCACGGGGAATGCATCAGGGTTAAGGTAGCGCCTAACAAAATTCTTGTTGGCAGGAGTAGGGATTGCCTGCGCCATCCGTTGCGCTTCAGTCTCTAGCGGATTTTCTATCAGCCTACGCAATGCCGACTCAGCCATACCTACCTCACAAACGGATTCAATGCACTGACGACCTTCAACTGGTTGTCAATCTGCTGGCCTTGGGTTGCTACTTGATCTTTCTGTATCTTCGCTCCGGCTTCCTGCGCTTTGATTTGGGAATCCATTCTACGGGTCTCAGCGTTGAACGTGTCAATCTGGACGTTAGCCTGATCAGTCTGGAGACCCATCTGCAGTTTCTGGGCTTCCAGTTGAATCCGAGCCATCTCAAGCTGCAACTTCTGCATCTCCACCTGTGCGCGCATCTGGTCTGCTTGGGCCTTCATCTGTTCGGCTTGAGCCAGAACCATTGCTGGGTCTTGTTGCTGGCCTTGCATCTGCATCTTCTGCTGTAGCTCGGCCTTTTCCTCATCGGTCATCTGTGATTCAGGGATGATACCTTGTGCGAGCATTTGCGCCCGTCTACGGTCAGCAAGAGCGTCAGCGACAGGGGACACCACGTTACGCAACAGCAGGTCACCACCGAGTTTAAGGATATCTGGATCAACCTGAGCCAAGTCGATCATCGTTCTAAGGGTCTGTTCCTGACGATTCCTGAAACTAGGGCCAGCCTTACATACAACGTCATACGTCCCAACAGACAGGTCGTTCACCTTCACCACCTTGCCAGTCTGGTTATCAATGACCTCTTGATTGATCGGCTTCATCTCCATAGAGCCGTCTTCGTACATCAACCTCATCTGACGCTGGTTGTCGTAAACTTTAGGGATCGTGGAAACTAGAATCTTCCCCGTGTATCCGATGGCGATCTCAAGTGCTTGGAAGTATTTGTGCGTCCCGTTGTCGCCCTTGCTTTGCAATCTCTCAATAGCAACACCAGACTGAAGACCGGGATTGTCGCCCATGTTAGACGCGAACATGCCAGCAGACATTCCAATGATTCCCCGCATTGCTTCGGAGATCGTCCTCAGTCCGGGGTTGATCTGGGCGCCGCCCTGCTGCTGCGGAGCGCCGGGAACCTGCGGATCGGGATTGTAGAACTGTACAGGATCACTATTGGTATTCAAGGTCTGAAGCTGTAGCTCGTGTCCAGCAGCCTGCGCCATCGTCATCCAATACTTAGAACGTGGAGCCAGTGCGCCTTCCTCGATCTCACGCGACAGGGAGTAGTTCAATACTCTCTGAGAATCCATGAGCTTTTCTACAGCGCCGTAATAGATCGTCTTGTTTTCGAGTATCTTGAAGTTAGCGTAAACAGGGACAACCGGCAGATAGCAGAAAGCAGTATCCCGGTCATCCTCAAGCCAATCGGATGCATCGAACAATCGTGAACAGACCTTCTTGTACTTGCGTTCTCGTCTACGGACTTCGGTAACGCCCATCGCCTCTAGCTCATCGGTGATGGTCTCGAAATCATCATTTACTTCATGCACCTGTCCGTTAGACATCAAGACCAGTTCGCGCATTTCCTCTTCGATGTACAACAGTTCACCGATAACCACTACCTCGGCCTTGTCGTAATAGGCATCGCTTTCCCGATCATCCGATACACTCGAACCTGAACCTTCCGGCCATCTCAGGTAATACTCAGCCGTAGCAATTGGATGCAGGACGAAGCAGTATCTTGCATCGCACTTATCCTGCATTTGGGCAGACGGGTCAAACCATACACGGTCAATCGCATTGCCAATTGGTTCGATGAGCAGGTCTTGGTCAAAGGAGTTGTCATCAGCAAACTTCTGCACTACGCGCCACGCATCAAACCCACACGTTACCGCACCACGCCCGGCGGAGGAGTAGACCAGTGAAGCGTTGGATATGGTCTCAAGGTTACGGATGATTGCGTCATAGACCTCGGCAATATCCTTTGTAGCTGCGCCACCAGCAGGGGAGACCTTCACATCGAAGTCAGCCTGCTCTAGCTCTCCCGCAATCTGGTCAACAATGGGGGAAGCCATGTCAAACGTGTAGCGTGGCTTG